CAGCCAGACCCCGCGCAGCAGGTGCTTATGGCGCAGGCTCAGGAACTGGCGAGCAAGGCAGGGCTTAATCAGGCCAGTGCGCTTGAGAAGGCGGCCAGCGCAGATTTGAAACAGGCGCAGGCTGCGGCAGTAGGCGGCCCCGTCAGTCAACCAGATACTCCCTCGGGATTGTCCGCACCGGAGGAGGAAGAGAAGGCGGCTAGTGCCGACCTGAAACGTGCCCAAGCGGAAAACCTGCGCGCACAAGTTGGAGAACGCAGGATCAAGACTGGTCACGACATGGAAATGCAGCGGCGACAACAGGACTTGGCTGAAAGAGGAGAAAGTTAATGTCGTTGGATACTGACGATGAACAGATCGATATCGAACTGGATACGGAAGAGAGCGGAGACGAAGCCGAAACCGGAGCCGAAGAAAATTCCCAAGTGGAAGCCGAAGAAGAAGACCTGACGTTTGAGGTTGACGGCTATGGGGATGAGGAAGAGGCAAACGACACGCCGACCATGAAGCGCCTGCGGGATCAGCTTCGTGAGGCGCAGCGTGAAAATCACCGCCTCAAGACTGCCGCACCGCAGAAGGTTGAGAAGATCGAGGTTGGTAAGAAGCCTGACCTTTGGGACGACTGCGAGGGTGACAGCGACAAATACGAAGCTGCCCTGTCTGAGTGGATTGACCGCAAGCGTAAGGCGGACGCGGTAGAGAAGGAGCAGACCGAAGCGCAGGAAAAGGCGCAGGCTGACTTTGCGCGGGCTGAAAGCAATCTGCGCGTTCGTGCGGAGAAGATCGGCATTCGTGACTTTGACAAGGTTCGTGAGACTGTTGCGGAGCGCCTTGGCCCTGTGGGTGCGGCGGCATTCCCCGTTCTGGCGTCCATCCCCAAACTTGGCGACAATATGCCGGGGCTTATGGCTGTTCTCGGCCGGAATGACAAACTCATGGCAGAGGTTGCGGCGCTTGAGCCGTATCAGCAGATTTTCCGCCTCGGCCAGCTTTCAATGGGAGTAAAGGAAGTGCGACGTAACGGTCCAGCCCCTGAGCGGGGAACGATCATCCAGGGTAGCGCGGCGGTTGGCGCAACTGGCGACAAGCATCTTGAGGCTCTGGAGAAGAAGGCGCAGAAAACAGGCAATTGGGACGAGTATTTCGCGGCCAAGCGTCAGGCCAAGCGCTGACTATTGCATATAGGCGCGGGGTAGGGTATTCCTATACCCGCGTCAAAACCAGTTCCTCGGCACTGTAAGCCCGATGAGACGCCAAGCCCCGTGGATCGGGTGATTTTGGCTAATCTCACAAGGAACTGAACATGGCTAACGCTTTCAATAAAAATGAAGTCGTCGCTTTCGAGAACATGCTCGAAAACTTCGATGACCTGCTTGTCATCGCCCGTGAAACCGAAAAGTATACGCTGCCCGGCGGCGCGGTTGGTCAGGAGCGCATGAACGACCGCATCTGGCGCCCGCAGCCCTATATCCCGGCTGTGTATGACGGCTTCGACCAGTCGGCAAACTTCGGTGACATCACCGGTCTTTCCGTTCCTGCTAACGTCAATCAGGTGAAGTCGAGCAACGGCAAGATGTCGCCTACCGATCTTCGCGATCCGCTCCAGTTGCAGCGCTATTTCGACGGCGCCAAGATGACGCTTTCGAGCGCAATCAACCAGAGCGTCTTCACCACTGTCGCCAATTGGGGCACGCTTGTTTCAAAGCGCACTGTCGCGGCATCCGGTTATGACGATCTCGCGCAGGCTGGCGCAATCATGACCGAGCAGGGCGTTCCGATGAATGACCGCAAGGTTTTCTATTCGTCGCGTGACTACCTTACCATGGCTGGCAACCTCGCCAAGCCGATGACTTCGGATAGCCCGCTTGCTCGTACTGCGTATGAGCGTGCTTACGTCCGCACTGTCGGCAATTTCGATGTGTTCGAGAATGATCAGGTCAAGCGCCTGACCGCCGCGTCTGCAACCGGCGTGACCATCACCAACGTGCAGCCGCTTTACTACACGCCCAAGGCGACTGTGACTGACGCTGATGGTAACACCAACAACGTGGACAACCGCACGCAGACCATTTCGATCGCTGTCACCAGCGGCACTGTGAAGGTTGGCGACGCATTCACGATTGCGGGCGTGAACTCGATCCACCACATTTCCAAGCAGGACACCGGCCAGTCCAAAACCTTCCGCATCGTTGAAATCGTCACCGGCGCGGGCGGCACTGGCACGGTCAAGATCGCCCCTCCGATCATCTCGAACGGCGGCGGCACGAAGGCTGAAGCGGAATACAAGAATGTTTCGGCTACTCCGGCGAACGGCGCGGTCATTACGTTCCTGAACACCACCACGGCGAACGTGAACCCCTTCTTTATCAAGGGCGCGGTCGAACTTCTGCCGGGTACCTTTGTGGTTGACGATGCGGACGGCTGGCAGACCATGCGTGCCACCACCCCGCTTGGCGTGGGTTTGTCCTACACCCGTCAGGGCAACATCAATGACCTGAGCGTCAAGTTCCGCTTTGACGTTCGTTATGGCACTGTCGCCTTGCAGCCGGAAATGATGGGCATCCAGCTTTTCGGTCAGGCATAAATTGCGTCAGGGCGGTTCTTTATGGGCCGCCCTACGTTATGCATTCGGGGGCTTTAGATGGAGACTATCATGAAGAAGGAACCCGAAGGCAATCCGCCCGCACTGACCGAAAAGGAAATTGCGGACGCTAAGAAAGAAGGGCTGAAAGCCGCAGTGGCCGACGCTTATCACAATGTGAATTTGCTCCAGAATGAGCAGGACGCAGGCGAAACCAAGCCTGACATGCGCCCCGGCATTGTGGACGTAAACAAGCTTGAGCCGCTCCTCCGGCTGTCGCCTGATAATTTCAAGCTGGCGCTCAGCGAAAAGGACGCAGATCTGAAGAAGGCTGGTTATGCCAAGCCGTTCAGCGAGGAAGACGCTAAGGGGCTTCTGGCACTGGAGCGCGCAGGTCAGAACCGCACCGATTATGTGAAGGTGCTTATGGACCGCCTCAAGATCGACAGCCCTTACGATGTTACGGACGCAGGGCCTCCCTACACGAATGACCAGACTTCTGTGACGAAACTATAAGGAAAGGCCAGATAGTGAGCGATTACCCTATGATGCTTTACCGCAAAGGCGGTGAATTTGAATGGGACGGCAAGCCGACCGATATGCTTTGTGTTGCTAATGGCAATGAGCATGAGGACGCATTGCGCGAAGGTTGGCGGGTTGCGGCTGACTATCTGGCTAATCCTCTTGACCATGACGGTGACGGCAAGTCTGGTGGCTCGCTTCCTCGCCGTGGCAGGCCGCCAAAGGCAAGGGAAGGCGGCGAATGACCCAGAATGTATCCTTGCGCGGTTGAAGAGGTTCTTGGGTGACAACGATCAATCTCTATGGCGGCCCTCTGAAACGGACCATTATCGCGCAGGCATATAGCTTGTGCGGTCAGTCGGCTGCGGAGTTTGAACTTACGCCGGAAGAGTATGACCTGGCACTTTCTCAGTTGAACGCCATCATGATCGAACTCAAGGAAGAATGGGGCGTTGATCTATGCTATAACTTTCCATTTTATGGAAACGGCCTGTCCGATGAGGAAAGTGGGATACCCCATGGAGCTACGCGCTCGGTTGTAAGGATGCTGGCGGAAGACGTTTCGCACACCATCGGCAAGGATATATCTTCGCGCATTTCTTACACGCAGGCACGCGGGCAACTTGTATCCGCATACCAGAAGCGCAAAGGGCGTGAACTGGGCCGCAATACCCCGCGAGGTCAGGGCAACAATCCCTTGTGGTGGGGTGATCCATTCTTTACGCAGCGCCGCCATTGTGATGCGCATAAAACGTGCAATTGCGGCACGGATAGCGAATGCCCTTATGGGGAGTGCGATGCATGCAAGTGCCAATCCTGAGCGGGATTACGGCTGGCAATGATGGCGGCTTTTCTCTTTCCTACCCGGTAAACCTTGAGCCTGTTCCTGCGCAGAACGGCATTTCAAACGGATATATGCGTTCGGCGGCGGGTGTTAAGTTTTGGACTAATGGCGTTGGCCTCGACCGTGGCGGGATAAACTGGAACGGCATTCTCTACCGCGTTTCAGGGACGAAGCTTATCAAGGTCGCACAAGATGGAACGGTAAGCGTTCTAGGAGATGTTGGCTCGACCGGCCAGGTTACCATGGATTATGGATTTGACCGGCTCGCGATCAACTCTGGAACCAACCTTTATTATTGGGACGGAACCACGCTAAGCCAAGTCACTGATCCCGATCTTGGTGCGGTTAAAGATGCGCTGTGGATCAACGGATATTATGCCACTACGGACGGGACCAGTATTGTTGTCACCGACCTGTCAGACCCGTTCTCGGTAAACCCTCTGAAATATGGCTCTGCGGAAGAAGACCCTGACATGGTTGTCGGCCTCTTCAAACTGAGGGGAGAACTCTATGCCTTGGGTCAATATACGATCCAGGTTTTCAGCAATGTAGGCGGATCGGGCTTTCCTTTCGCTGCCAACACTGCTGCCACTGTCCCCGTTGGGATCGTCGGTCGGGATGCGAAATGCCGCTATTACAAGACGCTGGCATTCGTCGGACAGGAGCGTGAGGATGAGACGCCTACGGCGCCGGCCGTCTACCTCCTCGACGGCGGTTCGGCTACC